CGACGCCGAAGTTCTTGGGGATGCCATTGATGACAGGCTTAGGCAGGGAGCGAAGGGCGGAGGCCCACCCAGACTTGATGCGGCCGACCATCTCCTGGCGTTCGCGGATGTAATCCTTGAGTTCGGCAGTGGTCTCGACGAGCAGCTTCTTTTTGACTGGTCGGACATTTTTTTTGATGCGGCCTCCAAACTTGCCTTTGATTTGATTATGGACCGGCCGGATATTGAAGACAAACCCGATGGTTCCGTAATCGCTTAGGACGATTTCGGCTCTGTTCAGATAGTTCTTAGCCTTCTTGAACGCCCGGTCATAGTCCTGGTCATTGGCTATCCTCTGCAAGATTGGAGAAAGGCTTTTGAGCGCTTTCATAGACCCGCCACCGATCAGCTTGTTGAACATCCCGATGTCGTTATTCCTAGTGGCGTAAGCAAGGTTAGTGGCCAAGACGTTGGCCGCATTCCTTGAGTAGCGGTCATTAGCCGAGACAAACATCTTCTTGATGTCACCGGCTACGGCGTTTTCGCCAGCCATCTCGGCGGCCTTGGATAGCCCCTTGCCGCCACCTTTCGCCAGCGGGGGCGTAAAGGTCGCCGCGTCTTGGCAGGCCAGCGCAGCTTGTTCTAGGCAGGCGTCGCGTAGGGTTTGCCCGGTCTTCTTGGCAAAGCGCTTGAGGGCCGCAAGAAACTTAGCCTGGGAGTCAGGCGTAATGCTTACGGTGACCACAGGGGTTACTGGTTATCGTCGATGACGACGAGCGTGATCCATGCCGACCCGGGCTTGTAGGTCTGGGTCGTGATGCGGACGGTCTTCCCGCCGGCCACGATCTTCTTCCCCTGGGCGAGGGAGGCGATGGGGGCACCCGAGGACAGTAGGGCCGCCGATGCCCCAATAGACCCGTCTGGCTGGCTCCAGGAGGCCGTTACAGCGGGGAGCCTGACCGTATACTGGGTCCGCTCCATATACCCCCCAGCTTCGAGCACGGTCTGCACGGCGGGGTCGGAGATAAGGCAGGAGAAGGTGATGGCCCCAGAGTTGGCCGACCCGGCCACGCCGAAGTCCGCCACCATCTCTTTGGCGTCGTTGAGAAACTCGGTTCCGTAGAGGCTCATCCTATACTTGCCCGGATTGGTAGGGGGCACAAAAAAAGGGCCCCTTGCGGAGCCCTTTCGGTTTGCCTTGCGGCGGCTGATTAGGCCGTGGTGAGGCGGTTGAGCGAGGTCGCGCGACCGACAGCGGCACCGAAGAGCAGCGTGGCGGTGACGTTGTAGTAACCGCTCTGCTCCTGGCCCATGAGGACCTGGACGCCGAGGCCGGTGTCGGCGTCGACAGCGTTGGCGACTTCGAAGCCCGGGATTTCGGACATCGGGAGGGCCGAGGCGACAGCGATGGCGTCAGCGCCGCACGAGAAGCCAGCGAGGCTTTCCGCGTTGGCAGGGAGGCTGTTCCACTGGTAGACCGAGGCGCCAGCGAGGGTGCCGATGTTACCGGAGGTCAGGATGCCAGCACCGAGGACGGAGTTGCCGATGATCGTGGCGTCACCGAGGAGGCCGTTGGCGTAGGTCGGGTTCAGGATGAACGCGCGGGGTTCAGCGGCCTTGGCGGCGTCGAGCACGCCCTTGGAGGCGACGACTTCAGCGTAGGTCAGCGCGGCGCCGGTGTTCGTGCCAGAAGCGAAGTTCGCGACGGTGATGAGCGCGCCGATTTCAGCCAGGCACTTTTCAGCGAGGGCGTTGGCGGCGGTCGGGACGAAGGCGTTCGAGAGGAACTGAGCGCCATACATCTTGACGTTAAGGGGCGAGAAGCGGCTCGACACCTTGAAATGTTTTAAAACTACGTTGGCGGCCGTGATAGTTGCGTCGTCTTGGGTGAGGTAGCCGCCGGTGGAGAACTCCGTCGCAACGGAGGTACCGATCAGCGGAACTTGGACGGTGGCTCCGGCGCCGGACTCAGCGGCGGTGAAGACGCTGGAGAAGGCACGGAGGGCGGGGAGCTTGCCCTTGAGGGAAGCGATGACGGACTCGGCCAGGATGGCCGGAGCGTTTGCGATGGAGTTAGCCATGGTGTGTTAGGATAATTGAGGGTTAAGGGAAATTAGATGCAGGCCTTGATGATGGCGTGCTTATGAGCGGCGAAGTATTCGTTGCGCTCCTTGGATCCGACCGGCAGGGACATGAAGGTCGCGAGGTGGTCGACGGCTTCGGCGGTGGGCTTGCCATCCGCGGGGCTGAGTTCGACCGGGGAGACGCCGACGGAGGCCACGATCTTGGCGGCTTCCTTGGAGGCGCTGACCTTGGTGGCCTCGTGCTGCTCGACGAGGGCCTTGAAGGATTCGGACTCCTTGACGGCCACTTCGAGGGCGGCGGTCAGTTCGGCGAGCTTGGCGTCCTTGGACGCGGCTTCGACCTTGAGGCTTTCGAGTTCGGCAGAGACGCCGACCGTCATCTTCTCGACAGTGGTGCGGAGGTCGTCGCGCTCGGCGGTAAGGCCAGAGACAGCGGCGGTGGCGGCGAGGAGTTGCTCTTCGATGGTCATCTTAGATTTGCGGTTAATGGAATTAGAACGAACGCAGGGCGTCGTTGAAAGAGTCAGCCAAGCCAGTGACCAAGCCCTGGGCGGCGGCCTGCTTACCGGAGAAGACCTGGCCTTCCATGGCCTCGGCCTTCACCATCTTGCGCTTCATGTTCACGGCTTCCTTGAACTCGGCGTGGATCGTGTCGACGCCCTCTTGAAGGTTGCCCAGTTGGCCTTCGTCGAGGGATGTGCCTTCGATGCCAGCACCCTTGAACTTGCCGGACTTGATGACGACCATCTTAATGCCGGCCATCTTGGCGGCTTCGGAATAGTCAGGGATGGCCATGTAGACGCCGATGGAGCCTACGGTGCTGGAGGGGCTGGCGACGACGCGGTCGGCAGCGGAGCCAATCCAATAGGCGGCGGACGCCATTTCTGAGTCGGTGTAGGCAAGGGTAGGCTTGCCGAAGGAGCGGACCTTGTTGGCGAGTTCCTCGACGCCGGTGACCGTGCCGCCAGGGGAAGAGATTTGCAGGGCGACCTTTTCGACCTCCGGGCTGGCGGCGAACGCGTCCAGAGCCTCGGAGATTTCATTCACGTCCACGGCGCCCATCATCTTTTCGAGAGGAGACAGGCCCTTGCCGATCACGCCCACGACCGGGATGATGCCGATGCCATCAACGACGTAGGGCTTGGGAGCCACGCCGAAGAGCTGCGCGAGCATATCGGTGAAGCCGAACTTCTCGGCGAGGACAGCGTGGTCCTTCGCCTTGGTCGGGTCGATGAGAAGGGGCTCGCGGCCCGACAGTCCGTTGGTAAGGAAACGCATAAAGTTAGGAGTTGGGTTGGTCTTCGGATTCGGGCTCTTCCTGGTCAGCGGGTTCGTCCTCCATCTCGGGGGACTCAGGGCCTTCCATGACGTCGCCGCTGATCGTGCCGACCGGGGTGTTAGACGGACGGAACAGCAGTTCAAACGGGATGCCGTATTTGGCGGCCAAGTCCTTGATGTGCACCATGTCGGAAGCCCGCTTGTCCATCTCGGTGCGGAAGTCTAGGCCGCGCTGGGCGTAGAGTTCGGACATGGACAGCAGGCCCATCTCGACGTCGGCTCGGTCATTTGCGGCTTCGCGGCCAGCGTCGACAGTGACAGACTTCGGGGTCGTCCAGGAGACGCGGTTCCAGTCCGGGTCGTCAGGCAGTTCGCCGGCGGCGATGCCTTGGCCGATGATGTAACCCCACGTCGGGACGCAGAAGTTCTCGATCATGATGGTCTGATACTTCGAGAAGACTCGGCCAGCCTTGGCGGTGATGAGGCGGACGGTGGCGCCGCCCAGCTTAGAGGAGTCGCCGACGAACTCGTAAGGCAGGACGCCCTGGGAAATGTCGCGTTCGAGCGCCGCGAGGAAGCCGGTGAAGGTGGCGTTCGGGCGGTTGCTCTGGAAGGACGTCATGTCCTCCCCGGGCTCAAGGGCGATGAGTTTGCCGCCCATCGTGTTGGCGAGGTTGGCGTAGGAGCCGGTTCCCGTTGAGCCAAGTTCGTTGGCCATGTCGCCGTCGATGATGCCGCCCGCTTTCTTGATGATGCGGGTGACGTCGCCGTTGTCCTTCACGGCCTGCTTCTCGAGGGCGAGGATTTCCATCTCGTCTTGGATGGAGTTGATGGAGTGCTGGAGCAGGGGGACGCCACGGGCGCCGGACGCGTACTCCTGGTCGACCACCATCATCATCGACTGGGCGAGGATCTGGCGGGACGAGCCGTCGGAGCGGTAGATGTTCACGGCGATGTATTCGCCATACGGACCGAACTGAATGCCGTCGTGCATACCTTCGGGCACCTTGCCTTCGAGGGGGTCGCCGACGCGGTGGGCTTCCATCAGCTGGAGTTTGGCTTCCCCGGCGCCGTTACGCACCTTGGCGGCGAACGAGTCACCGTCGCGGATCATGCCGCGGAGAAGGATGGACTGAGCCTGGTAGAACGAGAAGCGGTTCGTGATGTCGATGCGCTTGGCCTTCTCGGCGAAGTAAGCCTCGTAGCGTTCCTGCATCTCAGGGGTCGACGCGTGGCTCTGGGGCTTGATGCCATCGCCCACGGTGTAGAGGCAGATGTCCGCGAGGATTTGCTTGAAGAGGCCGGAGTTGCGCTCGGCCCAACGGCACTTGCGGACCATCGTCAGGCGGTCGTAAGGGGTCAGGTCACGGCGAAGGTCACGCGGTTCAGCGCCGTAGGCCGCACGGCGGGCACGCGTCACGCCGATGGACTGCCAGTCGCCGTAGGAAGCCTGCGGCTGCGGGGCGGCGGTCGGGGCAGGCGTCACCGGCTTGGGACGCAGGCTGACGGTCTTAATCTTCTTGCGGATGGCCATGGAAAGTTAGTCCTGACGGTTCTGCCAGTCGGTCGAGATGACCGTGCGGCGAGCGCCGTAGGTCGAAGGGTCGAGGCGGCTCAGGGCGAACATGGCCTCGGCGAGCATCTCCTTCGGGGGCATGGCGAACTGCTTAGACGCGGACGAGCCGGAGTCGGAGTAGGACATCAGGGTCTTACCTTCGGTGATCATGGAGACCGCCTTGGCTTTGATGTCTAGGAGTTCGCACTCCGTAAGTCCGATAAAGAGTCCAGAGGCCATTTAAACTTGCCGAGAATGGAAGTTAAAAGGGGGGTACGCCGCCCAGCCCACGCCATAGGTCTCTTCCTCCCACGACACTAAACGGCGTACCCTTGCATATAGCGTGCCAAGGGTCATGTCGGTTGCAAGTCGGTTTCGGCAGTTTCCCGCCCGGCGATGCCCCAGCGGACGGCGGCCAGCAGGGCGAGGATTTCGCAGTCCATGGCGTGGTTGTCCTTCTTGCCCTGGGGAAGTATCCACATGGGCTTGCCGGTGCGCTTGTCCTTTACGCGGACTTCGGCGCTCAACTGAGAAGCATACTCCTCGGTTGCGTCGATGGCATAGGTCCAGACGCGGCGAGCCCGCAGGCCGTGCAGGAGGTCTTTGCCGGCGGTGGCCGAGTGGACGATCAGGATGGCCCGCTGCGGGATGCCAGGGACGACGATGGACTGCTTCTCGGAATAGAAGCGGCGGGTCGTGTTGCCGGACTTGTCGGTGACGGCGAAGTCGTCGGAGCCTGAGCCCTTGGCCGTCTTCCAATTCCGCTTGGCCGTCTCGCGGTAGACCTCGGTCGTATTGTCGCCGGAGTCGACGAGCACCATGGCATGATGGACGCCGTGCTGTTTGGCGAACGCCTCGACGTTGCCCCATGAGTCGATTCGTGCGAAGGCCATCAGACGGCTATGCCCGGTCTTGGCCCATCGGCGCACCGTCACCCAGAAGTGGCCACGTTGGACGTCGACCCCCATCGTGCGGAAAGGGATGCTACCGGGCACGGCGTCCTTCTGCTCGACGACGCGGGCCTTCGGGGTAATCGCGGCCTCTGCGTCCCAAGGGTCGGCCATCTTGTAGTTCGCGGCCTCCGCTAGGGCGGTAATCTCGCCACCCTCTTCTGACCACGGGAGTGCGAGCCTTTTCTGTTTCCATTGGCGACGCTGATCGTCACTGCCGTAGGTGTCGAAATCTTCCTTCGCTTTTAGGCACATCACGCCCAGCTCGCCCCAGCTCATCGTCGCAAGGCTGTTCCAATGCAGGCCGATGTGCCCTGAGTTAGCGGCGACCGATGTGGCTACAAAGGTTCCGCGAGCGTTAGCCTCAAGTCGGCTGGCGTTCGTGTCAGGCAGGAGCGTCCGACAGGCCGCGCACTCGTAGGTCGTGCCGACGCTGACCTTGTGCAAGTCCCATGTGCCGGTGGCCTTGGCATCCTCGGGAAACCTGATCTGTTCCCAGACCC